AGAGTGCTACGAGCCTAAAGCACCACAAATAGACCCCGTGCCATACGCTGCTGATCCAGAAGCAATAAGAGATCCAAGACCACAACTTCCCCCATCAGCTGTCGCTGGAGAAGGTGTTGTTAGAACCATAGATCCAAATGCGATGATAACCACAACTGGTGATAGTATAGGTTCTGCATTTAAGGCCAGTGGGGCAACTGGAGAAGTTGGTACAGTAACAGTGGTGATATCATGAGTTTTACATTAGCTAGCTTAAAAACAGCCGTAAAAGATTACTGTGAAACATCTGAGTCAACATTCGATACTCAGCTGACTACGTTCATTCAAGAGGCAGAAGAAAGAATACTCAAGAACGTAGAGCTTCCTGTGTTCAGAAAGAATGTCACAGGAACTGCCACAGCAAGTAATACATATCTTTCAACGCCAAGTGATTTTCTTGCATCTTATAGCTTGGCTGTCATATCAAGCAGCGTGTATAGCTATCTGCTTTTCAAACATGTGTCTTTCATTCGAGACTATACGCCTAATGAGTCAACCACTGGCACTCCAAAGTATTACGCCTTGTTTGATGACAACACGTTTATCCTGGGTCCAACTCCAGATGCAAATTATAATTTTGAATTACACTACAAGTTCAGACCTGCATCTCTAACTGCAGGATCAGATAGCGGAACCACCTGGCTATCAACCAATGCGCCAGACGCATTGTTGTATGGAACATTAGTCGAAGCTGCAACATTTCTAAAATCACCTGAAGAGGTTCCTGCATACGAGCAAAGGTTCGTTAGTGCTGTAGCCGCTCTCAAGAGGATTGGAGAGGGATATGGCGCTAGAGATGAATACAGATATGATATTGCTAGGGGCAGCTAGATGATGGTTGAAGAGCCAAGCGTTGAGGTTGGCAGGGTTGGTGTAACCACCACCCAGTGGAAAGGACATGATGTAGATTATTGGGCAGAGCAGGTAACTAATAAGATAGTTAGTATTGGTGGTAACTGTCATCCGTTGATTGCTCAACAAGCAGAAGCGTTTAAAGAAGACGTTTTAAAACAGATTTCATACTATATGAAAGAAGCGATAAAAAGTGATAGAACCACTCTAATCGCACAATTAGAGAAACAAGGCCAACCAGAAATGGCTAACATTTTAAGGAGACTGTAATGGCTATAACAACAGCTATGTGTACGTCCTTCAAGCAGGAAATTCTTGTTGGCACACACAACTTTACTGCAACAACTGGTAATACTTTTAAGCTTGCATTGTTCACGAGCAGCGCAAGCCTAGGAGCAAGTACCACAGCGTTTGCTACAACAAACGAGGTCAGCGGTACAGGTTATTCGAGTGGAGGTTCAAACCTGACTTCAGTAACGCCAACCACCTCTGGAACCACAGCACTGTGTGATTTCAGCGATCTCACCTTCTCCAGTGCATCAATTACAGCGAATGGAGCACTAATTTATAATAGCAGTGCATCTAACAAAGCTGTTTGTGCGTTGGCATTTGGTGGAGATAAAACTAGCACGGCAGGTGATTTTACGATTACTTTCCCAGCAGCGGATGCGTCAAACGCGATAATTCGCATAGCTTAGAGATAGTATGTGGCAGACATTACGGGCTGGGGTAGAGGAGCTTGGGGCGATGGTCCGTGGGGTGAACCTGTCCCAGTCACTGTCACAGGTGTATCTGCAACTGGGTCGATTGGCTCGGTCACAGTCACAGGCGCAGCAACGACCTCTGTCACAGGCGTGGCTGGAACGTCTGCGGTCGGATCAGTCACGGTCGCAGCAGCCGCTAATACAACGGTTACAGGAGTTTCTGCAACAGGGTCTATTGGATCTGTATCAGTTTCGGCAGAAGCTAATGTTACGCCAACTGGTGTCGCGGGTACGGGTGCTATCGGGTCTGTATCGGTCAGCGCCGAAGCGACCACCTCAGTTACCGGGGTATCTGCAACAGGATCTGTGGGATCAGTTTCTGTTACCGCCGCTGCGGTCATCAGTCCTACTGGTGTTGCTGGCACTTCAGCCGCTGGCAGCGTTACAGTCACGGGTGAAGCTAACGTCACTCCCACAGGTGTGTCAGCAACTAATAGTGTGGGTAGTGTCACTGCTACTGCTGGGGCCATCACTTCTGTTACTGGCGTTAGTGCTACTGGCGCAGCTGGTTCGGTATCCGTTACTGGTGTTGCACTGGTTACCCCTACTGGCGTGGCAGGGACTAGTGCGGTTGGCGCAGTCACTACCAGCACTTCTCAGAACATTGATGTTACAGGTACACAAGGTTCTGGCCAGGTTGGCGTTGTTGCTGTCGAACCAGACACAAACGTCCAACCAGTTGGAGTTAGTGGAACGGGACAAATCGGATTTGCGTTAGTATGGGGTCTGATAGATGATGCACAAACACCTGATTGGAGTAATATAACAGACACACAATCACCAAGTTGGTCGAGTGTGAGCGACACACAAACACCAGATTGGGAAGATGTAGCTTAGAGGAAAACTGAATGGCTGTTTACACAAACGACTTACGATTAAAAGAGATTGCCACAGGAGATGAATCAGGAACTTGGGGCGATAGCACAAATACAAATTTAGGCTTAATTGCGGATGCCTTTGGTTTTGGCACAGAGGCGATAACAACAAACGCTGACACCCACACCACCACCATTGCAGACGGTTCCGCTGATCCTGGTAGAAGCATATTCCTTAAATACACAGGCACACTTGACTCTGCTTGCACAATCACGATTGGCCCTAACACGGTCAGCAAGCTCTGGTTTATCGAGAACGCCACAAGTGGGTCTCAAAACATCATTATCAGTCAAGGTTCTGGTGCAAACATCACAATCCCCAACGGCCAAACTAAGGCTATCTACTCAGACGGTGCGGGTTCTGGTGCCGCGATGGTTGATGCGTTTGCTCACCTAAACGTAGTTGATCTTACTGTAGAAGATGACCTGACCTTAACTGATGATCTCACAGTAAATGGCGATATAGATCTTGAAGGTTCTATTGATGTCAACGGGACAGCAAACCTAGATGTGGTTGACGTAGACGGGGCCGCTAACTTTGCAGCAGACGTAACCTTCGCTGACGGAGCAGATATTATCACTGCATCCGCTGGCACATCTAATACTCGTGTTGGTGTCAACGCTGGTAACAGCATCCAATCGGGCGGTAATTTCAACGTGGTCGTTGGCGATGAAGCGGGTACAGCTTTGACTACGGGCGATAACAACGTAGCCATTGGTTATGCTGCTTTAGATGCAGAAGATACTGGCACAGATTCTGTTGCTATTGGATTCAACGCACTAACTGCACAAAACAATGATTCTACAAACTATAACGTAGCAATCGGTTCTAGCGCAGGAGCTGCAATCACTTCGGGGGTACAGAACATTTTAGTCGGTGCTCTTGTTGGTGATGCTATCACTACTGGCAATAGTAACGTATCGGTTGGTCACGGATCTTTGAGCCTCAACACGGCATCGCACAGAAATACATCAGTAGGTGAATTTGCTTTAGCTAATTTAAACATTACCACGAGTACTAATGCTTACAACACAGCTATGGGTTACAGCGCGAGTGCAGGACTTACCACGGGAACTCGAAACGTTTTGATGGGCGGTCTAGCTGGCGATGCCTCGACAACAGGATCTCGTAACAATGCTATAGGTTATAACGCATTAGGTGCGGATACGAAGGGAGAGAGAGCTACCGCTCTTGGTTACGGAGCTTTGCAAAGTCAAAATTTTACAACTGCAACAGAAAACTACAACGTAGCTCTTGGTTATAATGCTGGTGGCTCAATAACTGTTGGTGTTCAGAACACATTCTTGGGTGCTCTCGCTGGTGATTCTATTACTGACAGTGATTTTAACGTGGCGATTGGATACGGTGCTTTAAGCGAAGATACTTTAGGTGATAGGTCAGTAGCCATAGGTCATAATGCTTTGACCCTACAAAACTTCACTACTTCTACACAAGCATACAATACTGCGATAGGACATAACGTAGGTGCTTCAATTACCACGGGTCGATTCAACACGTTGATTGGCGGTTTAGCTGGAGATGCGATGCAAGCATCAGACCACAACACTGCCGTTGGATTTGGTGCGCTAACTGCATTTAATTCAGCGGGAGATAATCTGAATACGGCTGTTGGGTCAAACGCGATGGTAAGCCTGACAACGGGGTTTCATAATACTGCCGTGGGCTATGGCTCATTAGATGCTTCAACGACAGGAGAAAGAAACACCGCGATGGGCCGTGATTCTTTAGGGGCAGATACTAAAGGTAAATATAGTGTTGCCCTTGGTGATGCGACCCTCACCGCACAAAACTTTACGACTGCTACGGAAGCTTTAAACGTGGCGGTTGGGTATCAAGCTGGAACGTCAGTCACCACGGGTATTCGTAATAGTATAGTTGGTGCTTTAGCTGGTGATTCGCTCACTGATGCTGATCACAACACCGCAATCGGTTTTGGTGCTTTATCCAGCGACACGCTAGGTAGCAGGGCAGTAGCGATAGGACAAAGTGCTTTGGTTACACAAAACTTCACCACAGCAACTAACAATCACAACGTAGCAGTGGGGTACTTTGCGGGTGCGTCAGTCACCACGGGAGTAAACAACACCATCATCGGTGGTCTTGCTGGTGACTCTCTTACCATAGGCCGTCAAAACGTGGCTATAGGGGTTCATGCTTTGGGTGCTGATAATGGGGGCAGTCACAATGTAGCTATTGGTCTGGACTCACTTGCTGCTCAAAATTTTACGACTGATACTGATGTATACAATATTGCAA